GATCTGGAGTGAAGTAGTCTCCATGAGAAGTTATGAAGGGGATAGAGATTGATATTAAAGGATTTGCTGAGAAACTAATACAGGAAATCTCTTCCTTATACACTTCAATATCAAAGTCTATTATAGCACCATCAAGACCTTTAGTTATATAATCAGATAGAAACTCTATGCAGCCAGTATAGAACGGTTCAGTTACTACCCTTCTTGGAGTCAGTCCTAGTTCAGAAAACTCACTATGTTTAAGAGCTTTTATTAGATCAAAAACTATTAGTCGTTTGTTTAGAAACTGATTCTTAGGAGGTATAACTGTGGAGGGGTGGATTATAGGAATCACTTTTCGTCCTGGTATGAGTGTAGATTCTATAACCGATCCCCTCCACTTCATTATACCTGTACGGTTAGTAAGGGCGTGTAGAGCTACTCCACCAACAGCTACAATCACGTTAGCTTTACAGTTTATAAGTTCATCTCTCAACTCATTAAGATACTCCAGCCCATCAGCTGAGTAGAGGATACTACCCTTAGAGAACTTGACATAATAGTCCAGAGAAAAATCCAAGTCCTTAAACGTATTAGTAATATAACAATGAGAACGAGGAATTCCTGCAGATGCGAGATCCTTGTCAAGTTCATCACCAGCAGGTCCACAGAATGGCTCACGTCTTCGAACTTCAGTCCGACCAGGCTGTTCCCCAACGAGAGCCATTATACAGGTGGACCTATCACCCTTAGGTGGGACACGAGAAGCACGAGGTTTCATTAATCCTCCTTAATCATACGACATAAACACTATTCTACTATACTCAGCTATATATTTAGAAATATCATCATATAGACCTTTACTAGTACAGTAGACAGTGTCTATGCCTGAATTAATAATCAGTCCTAAACAACTTTTGCATGGTACTCCACAGGTTAGATACATAGTAGCTCTGTCAGTGCTGACACCTGATTTAGCGGCTTGAACTATAGCATTAGCTTCGGCGTGAGTAGCTGGACAGTACTCCAATCCTTCTCCACTACCAAATCCAAGTACCTTACGAGGACATTCATTTAACCTAATATTAAGATCCTTTGTCATAGGATCTACTTTTCTCCTATCAAGCCCACAGTGAGGAACTCCTCTAGGAGGTCCATTAAACCCTGTGGAGATTATAGCATCATCCTTGACAATGACCGCACCTATCTGACGTGATAGACACTTAGAGCGTTTAGCTACTACTTCAGCGATTGAGAGATAGTACTGTGGCTTGTTCATTCTTTATCCTCCTCTGGAAGAAGTTGTATAGGTAAGGTGTTAATAACACACTTATCATGGAGCTGTCTCCAGTCGGTAGCTAAAGACCTAATACTGTATTCCTCACCACTTAAACTTATTTGAGAGCCGCATAAGCAAATTAGATGTATTTTCATTCTTTGTCCTCCTTCAACGCTGCGTAAAGTAGTTGTAGATAAATAATGGTATCAAATAGTTTAGCTTCCCACTCTTTAAGAGTAAAATCTCCTCCAAATGTTTCTATATTCCTCTCTTATCATATCAGCAAGGGAAACTAAATGTTTACTCATCATACCCCATATAGCTGATTGAACTGTCTCGTGGTTCATCTCAGCAGCAGTCTTGAAATTTTGTAGTCTATCTTCTCCTGGGGCATATTCCTCCCCTTTTTTATTTCTCAATGCAGTAAGTTTCGCATTGAGTCCCCTGACTATTACTTCAAATTCTTCTTTTGTCATGGTAGTACTCCTTTCACTTATGGTGTTATTATTCTATGGTAAAATTTTTACCATAGGTTTAGTCCAAACAACTAGAGGTTTTGTTCTCTGAACATACCCATACTTCTACATCTCCAAAGAGTAGATGTTTTATACTTCTGATACATGGAGCTCCACAGCCAGGGCAGTTAGGTACTGGGAGAGGTGTATCATCATTATCATTATTCATAACTACCTCCTATAAATTGTAAGAATGAGGACTGAGTTGTATTTTCTTCTTTCCATCTCCTGATTAATAATCTCAGCCCTCATTCTAGTTCTGACGCTTGTTAATATTAGCTATCATAGACATAGAAGGCTTAGCTATCTTACTGGTAGATTGTTGATAGAGATTAATGAGGTTCTCTTCCTCTACTACGTAATGAAAAGCTATACTACTTCTTCTATATATTATCACAGATGGATTACCTAGTAATGGGAGTATAGCAAATTTAGTCTGGTTTCCCTGTTGAGCTATTTGTATTTCTCTTGGGTTCAGTATACAGAGTTCATCTAGTAGGTCTGTAGTAGATCTGACATCTTCCTCCCCAATAGCTATATTACCAAGATTAGTTACTACTATTCTCAACATCTTGTTCTCCTTTCTCCTCTTTGAGGACTCTAACAGTAAAACTATCTTTATACTCCTTGGATGTGTCATACCCTATAGGAAACATATTAAGATTAAATGCAGCTCTCAAGGTGTTTCCAGAACCAGCGAAAGGAACTACAATCCTTGATCCTTCCCACGTAAAAGTACGAAGGAGTTCCTCCATTAAAGGAACTGGNCGTTCAGTAGGGTGGATTTTATTAGTTGGAGAAACTTGGTCAAAAGCAAAGATGTTACTCCTACCACGTTTATCTATATTGATAACTGCGTTACCTTTACGGGCGTAATAGAACATCTCATAACTCTGAGCGAGGTAGATGTCTGGATGTTTAGTCTGTCCAGTAGCTTTAGCCCATATACCACAGAGTCTGCGAGTTTCAAACTTGGCTTGTTTGATTAGATTATAAACAATATCNAACCAAGGTTCAGGCCCGAACCAGAGGATAAGCCAACTATCCTCCTTCATAATTCTATAAGCCTCATCCAAAACTTTACCAAGGAAAGGGATATAAGCACTCATCTCTATTTCGTTATAAGAGTCTCCATAGTTAATAGTATGTTCTTTTTTCATATTAGGTAGGTCTATTGCATAAGGAGGATCAACCTCAACTAAGTCAATAGAGTTAGATGGAACTCCTTTGACCTTCTCAAAGAAATCTCCTAGAATATAGGAATCTATTATCTTCTGTGTTCTAGAGGATTTCATAATCTTAGATGCACGATCTGATAGATCAGCCCTAACTATACGCTCCTCAAACTTGGCAAGAACTTTGAGGGCATCTGATTGATTCTTACATCCACCCCAGTCTACTTCAGGGAAAACTGCTCCATAGCCTTAGCTAACTTCATGGTCATTAACTACAGTTGCATGACTCACGTTTAGCATATCAGCTGTATCACGTAGAGAATGACCAATAGCATCAGACGAAGTAGAAATTTTCCTCCCATATAGAGATATCTGCAAGTCATGAATTTCACGAGTTAGTTTACATTTCTCAATAAACGTGAGGTCTTTACGTCTAAGATTTTCCTCCAGCTCAATGGACTTCATCTGCATCTCTGATAACTCCTCGGTGTAGATCTTCACAGGAACCTCGGTTATACCTGCACGTAGAGCAGCTTCATATCTACGTCCACCAACTAAAAGACGATAGGGTTTACCATCTACAGTAGCACCTTGGTTTATTGACACTGCTAGTGTTTGTATAATTCCATACTTTTTGAATGAGTTAACTAACTCATCTATATCTCCAAGCTCAGTTCTAGATCTATCCACAGACTCTATTTTGTCTATAGATAGAACGTCTAATCTATACTCATTAACCATTTGTTTTACCCTCCAATATCTGTAGTAAGTTTTCCTTGTCCGTTTCTGACATGTTAGATAATATTGACTCTATGTTTAATGTNGNGGCAGGAGTTTTAGGAGTGGTAGATGTTTTTCTGACTGGATTAACTAACATAGACTTACGTCTATTATTGCGTAGAGACCGTATAAAGTTGAATAAAGTCTCTTCATCCATCTCACTAATAGAAATGGCGAGGTTAGATATAGTAGCCATGTTATTTCTTACCTTTCCTGGGTTTAGTAGTTATAGCCTCATTAATGGAGTTCATATCGGAAACTCTAAGTTTCTTAGTTAGAACCATAGCTATAATTATAGGACCGTTCTTCTTCAGTAACTCAATTACATCATCTACAATAGCCGAGAAGAGTGGATTTTTAGCTCCCCAAGGTATGAGACGGATAAGATCTTGATTCTGTTTCTCGGTAAGCTCGATAGATAGACGTGGTCTTTGGCGGTCGTCTGATATCATTAGATTCCTCCTTTCCTATTCCCAGTCTTTATCATTGATAGATTTATTCAAGTGATGTTTGACAGCCTGTTTAGCTAGTGTGAATCCTCTGTCTATAGTAGAATCACACTCATCTATATCCATTTCTATTCCTACATCTACTCTGGCACTCTGGAAATTTCCTAAGTTAATAGTTTTACCTAATGAGTATTTTACTCTTATCATTTCTCTACCTCCTTTTCTAATTTATTTTAATAGCTCTTTCCATCCTTTTATCAGGACTCCTTTTACCAAGTTAGGTTTATGTTTCCTGAATCTAATAATTTTAATTCCGTAGTCTAAAAGGGTATTACCATAAAAGACACAGTTTGAAATGGTTACTTCACCAGTACCGGCACCGGCAACATAGATTCCCAGCTACTCCATTATTAATCTCAGGTGTGAACTGTGCTTCCTCTACCTCAATGATAGGCTCTAATGGCTTTAGTTGTGTTTGTTCCAGTTTGTCTTTTTCCATTTGTTTTTGGGTGTAGTCTCCTATGATATAAACTATGAAGATAATTGCAATAAGTAGCCATATAGTTTTATATATTGGACTTATTGTGGTTAGGGTCAATCCCTCTGGAGGTTTAGTTCTTCCAGTTCTTCGTATTGCATTTAATCCTCCTTTCTTTAAAGTGCGACTGCCTTAGTTTTTTCTCATGGGAAAAACACTAAATAAAAATCCAAAGTTTTAAAACTAAATCTATAATAAGCAATGAAAATATAACCTTAATAAATATTGTGTTCATTTTTCCTCCCTTTTAAAGTGCGACTGCCTTGGATGCAGGTCGCTCAATCTTGTCCACCGAGTTCATTTGGTTTCGGCAAGGATTCTTTCACCCCGACTGCCCACGCCAGTCCAAGGCTTGTCGCACCTATTTATTCTGATGTTTCCAATGCCTTAACAATATCATCAAAAGGTATCACTAACTTTCTTTCTTCTTTTGTATAGATTATAATATTACGAACGCTACCTTCATAAATAACATAGTCAAGTGGTTTAAGGTCAAGAGGTCTAAACTCTAATCTTGGCGATTTATCATCTGCCAATGTAAACCTCCCTGCTAAACCTACTATCAGTATTCCTAGAAGTTTTAGTGCATTTCTTTTTTCCATCATTACCTTCCTTCTATAAATTACTAAAGGGTCAAGGGAGGGATTCGAACCCTCACCTGCTTAACTCGCCTATGTATTAATCACTTTATATAAGACGCTCGATGGGCAGGAGGTAATTAACCTGCGTCTACCTTTTCGCCACCTTGACCTTTTTTGGTAAGGTAGGACTGGACGATATGAGGAATAAAGGCGGTTATTATCCAGTCCTACCTATATATTATGCAGGTCTCACGAACTTCTTTACGAAGTTCTGTTTACCATACTGCTCATCCTCATTCACTCCAAGAATAGCCCAGGCTTGTCGACCTTTACAGACAACAAAGTCGATCTGTTTGGAATGGTCTATCCCGAAGGCCTCGAACAACTGTTTGAGTCTCCACTTACAGTTGTTTAGAACCTTAGGCTCCATCCCTTCATAGGGAAGCCCAGCGAAGTGAGTAAAACTTTTAGAGTCAGGCTCTCCAGGGATGTCGAGAATGGCTTGGATGTAACTATGTCCATTCTTATCTATCCCCTCATTAGTATCCAGCCATCTAATAAGATACTCACCTTCAGCAGCTGCTTTTGGTTCTTTTGCATCTCCAAGGTTGATGTCTAAAAAACCCATAACTAATACCTCCTATAAATTAAGTTATTATTTACTCTCAGTATCTGAGAGATCATCCAACATTGTGTCTACTATATCTTTTGGCGATTCATCTGGAGATTCATCTGTCTGTATGAATAAAGGTCCAAGTCCTGTTTGAGCTGGCTTATCATTATAGTTTTTGCAGACTTCCACTTGAGTAGGTGGATAAATAGAGTCCTTCAAAGATTGAAATTCCTCCTTATCTAAGTTCATATGAACAATAGTCCCACACTTCAGAAAGACTTGAGTCTTGTACTTACGATCCTCAATCTTTCCTCTAACGAAAGCTACTTCCTCCACCCTTAATATTTCGGTTAATGTTTCTGATCTGTTGGTTCTAATATGTATCCATCTTACACCTCCATCAATTTAGTTACTCGATTAGTAAGAAGTTTGTCTCTTAGTAAGATTAGACTTATTACCTGATTCTGTACTTCTACAAGTCTTTCTCCTAAAAGTTCTACCTCATTCCTAAGACTAGTTATACTATCTTGTATATCTTCAGTCATCATACCTCCATCAAACTAGGTTTATCTGAGTAATCATATCCTGCCTTTTTAAGTATGTTCTTAATGTCTGGAACTTCGTACATGTCTAGTTGTCCCATATTACTTAGCCGTGAGCAGGCTACATAGATACCTGTCTTACGGGTCAATAGTTGATATTGTATTCCACTAGAAGTTTCCTTAGTATCTGCGTGATAGATCTCATCAAACAGAGCAGGAATACGAGTGGAAAGTTTTCCAGTTATGAGAAGGGTTACTATTACTCTTCCACTAGGTTCATCAGTCATAGAATCCTCATGCCCAATAAGAATACAATCACAGGGCATAGAGATAAAACTTCTCATACATTTCTCTATCACCGTCATCTGTGGAAGCCAATCATTTTTCTGTGGAGTTCCTCCAGTCCTCCCAGCTGTTTTGAGGACACTATACATTATAGTTTGAGACCAGGTTGTCATACTATCAATAACGTAAGTACCTAACCTATCAAAGTATCCCATCTGCTTTCTACGATGAAACTCATCATCCCACAACTTCGCTACAGTAGGATTCATAGGATCTTCGTTCTCAAACCGTGAGTCAACTATGATGTTTCCCTTAGACATCTCATCTGGGTATCTCTTACCATTGACAATAGCTTCACCCCTTAGTACCTTCGTTCCACCTGGGTCAAAGGAGTCCACGTGAATAGGCATACGACAAGTACGTATCAATGAAGTTTTACCACTCCCAGTCGCTCCATAGATTATGGCGTTGTAACTATGCGAACGTGGGTCTTCGGAGTACATTTGTTGTAGCTTTTCTGCTTCTACTTTTATTGCTAAGTTGTCTGTCACTTAATCACCTCCTTTTTATATCAGATATTACATGAGCTAATGACTCACATACCCTTTCACAGGCTACTGTAAGAGAAGTCATTCCTTGGTAAGTTTTTAGTATTCCCTTTAGATGTTCTTCTTCTCTTCTATGTAATTCTAATCTCTCTTCTAATGAATAACATTTCTTTCTCAAAAACTCATTTGACTCTTGAAGATACTTTATAGTTATTCTTGGCATAGTTCACCTCCCTTCTATGGTAAATTTTTTACCAAAGGTTAAGCAACCAACTTACCATCTTCCACCTTGGTAGTAATCTTCTGTTCTAGAGGATTCCAGTACTCAATCTTCAAACCTATTGGAGGAACCTGACAATGCTGTAANGGGTTACTCCAGGTGTAGCAGAAGTCAAGATATCTACAGCCCCAGTACTTCGTGCAACTCTCGGTGTTTAAAGGGAAAGCAAATAGTATAGGGTCTCCCTCCTTACACCCATCAAGTTTCTCCATCTCCCAATAAATCTGGTCTACCCATCTTAGTACATTCCATAGCCACTGTTGCATATAAGGAAGCTGAGTGTCTATTAATCTTCGCTGGAGATCCTGTTTAGTTTTCATAAATGAAGCCCCATTAATCATAACTCCAGAGATTTTCTCCTCAGGAAATAGACAGTGGAGAACGTGGGAATAAGTTCCTATCTGAATCTTTAGCATCCACTGACGAAACCAAGTATCATTAAGGGACTTAGCCGAGGTCTTGTGTTCCAATGAGAAGATGCCATTAGCTCCACGACAAATAGTATCCTGCCTGAACGAGAGGACTCTGTCCTTGTCAATAGACACCGTTCCACCTACTTCAGCGTACAGTACATCAAAACCTCCCTGTTTATCATACTTGTAATCAGCAGTGTATTTACCTAGCATTTTCAGTGCACTCATAGGAGTTTTTAGGTGTCCATAACTCATCTGTTTCCTCTGGAAACATAGGACGGTAAACTTCCAGAAACTTATTAAAAGCCATAATAACATCTTCATCGGAGTAACTATGGAGTTT